TTTTATATCTTTATGCTAACACTTGTTAGCTTTGTAAGCAGCAAAATTTTTTGAATTTTCTTCAAGGTTGAAGTAAAGTGTTGATTCTAAAGGAGTTAGCAGGGGTGCCCCCAGCTGATTTAGTACGAAATTCGTCCGGGGCTTATGTTATAATATAGACTAGTTAAAGTTAAAGTTAAAGTTAAAGTTAAAAGGAGAAGGAGTAGTTTATTTTTTGTTTTCTCTATTTAAAAATTAAGAATTTAAAAAATTAAAAGAATTTAAAGAATTAAAACCATGAGCATACAACTTACAGACATAACAAACATTCCAGTAAGCACTACAGCTTTAGTCCATGCCCCAGCAGCAAATACTGCGGCGGTAATAACTATAACGGGTGTTACCGGGAAAACCTTAATCTTAACAAGAGTCATTTGTTCATATGACGGAGATCCTACCGGAGGCAATCTAACTGTTAAAAATAAAACCGCAGTCGTTTTTAATATTGATCTTGTTGCTTCTGGAGTTTACGAATTCTCGATTGTTAGAAAATGTACACAAGCAGAGAATCTGGTTGTTACTCTTGCTGCTGGCGGTACTGGAGTCAGTGGAAAATTAAATATCGAATATATTTTGGTTGATTAGGAGATTAGAGATTTAAAGATTTAAAGAATATTACTACAATCAATTATATTTTCTTTGTTACTTCTCTCAAATTTTATTTTAAAAGTCTAGAGCTTGAGAGCAATTTAATTGTAGTAATATTCTTACAGATTTAAACTAAATTTAAATTTAAACTAAAGGGAGAAAAAGAAATGAGCTCAGTAATTATCCCAAGACGCTTTGAAGACAACACATTTTGGGTGCAAGCCGCTGATGATGGTGCAGTTAGATATTTATCTTACTCACAATATAAATGGCTGCTCCATCAAACAGACCCTGTAATTTTAATGTATGCTCCCCCAGGAAATAATAAAAGAGTCCTTTTTCGCGGAACTGGAATGGAGTTAGATAAATTATTAAGAGATAACGCCGATAAGGTTGCAGAAATTCCTGTAGAAGACTATATAGAATATATTCCTGATGAAGATGGAAACCCTGGGGATACCCCTGTTGGTTGTAGTGCGAATGGATATTGGACACTTTACGTACCTTCAAAATGGTGGGTAAAAGTTCTTGAAAGAATGCGGAGAGTTTATCCGAATTGGCCAAAATCTAAAATGGATTTTAGAGGAGAACTTATCCCTCATTGTGGTGAATCTCCGCAAGGTTTAATTAACTTAATTCGTAGAATTTGTAAAGTAGATATTCCAGATTTTAAAGATCTCACAAATATTCCTGATCCTTCCGATGAAGATTATTTGGAAATGTCTAAAGTTGATTTAACACAGCGAAAACTGGATGAAATTTCTTTTTCGTTAGAACAATATTTTTCAGCTCTAAAACGCTCTGCTCCGAAGCGTTTTGCAGATTTACCGGATAAAGTTGGGAGATAAATACGGAAGCGGCGGTCTCTTAATCCATCCCGGAATGAGCGGAGGAATTAACGGATGAAACATCAATATAACTTCGCAATTTCACAAAAAATTCTTTTTACTAGTTTTAAATCAGCAAATATAAGGTAAAAAACCAAAATGGCAACATTAAACGAACTCAGACAGCTTTTCACTAATGCAGAACTAAAAAATAAAGTCGAATCGGCGTGTATTATTACAGCTTACGCGATTTTGTCAGAAGATGCTGCAACAACTAATCACGCACAACGCCAAAAATGGGCAGTGCAAGCATTCACAAATCCAAAGACTATTGCGAACCAAATGCTTAAAGTAGCACTAGCAGCAAAGAAAGCATCTACTGTAGAAAATATTCTTACTGCATCAGACTCAGATATCCAAACAGCAGTAGACAATGCTGTTGATATTTTTGCGTTGCAATTATAACTGTGAGGTGAGAAAAGATGGGTGAATACAAATTTTTATCCGATACAGCATTAACTACAGTCATTGATGATGATGCAACTCTTGCTACTGATACACGCGCTGCTGGAGATTATGATAATTCTACAGAGAGAGATTTAGAATGTGATGTATATTTGCAGGTGCAATATGATTCCGGTCCGCCAAGTGTTGATGATGAGATTGCGCAGTTATGGGTTCTTCCCGGAGATGGTGAAGCAAGCGAAACATTCCCGGAAGGTGGAGATGCAGGATTAGGTACTGATGATGATCCGCAAGATTTATTTTATGTAGGATCTTTCACAAGTGTAAATCCTTCTTTAACAGTTGATGAAGTTTTATGTATTTCTGCTGTGCCTTTGAGACCGCATGGAAATAGATTTGTGTTGAAAAATGTTAGTGGGCAAACTTTTGATAGTACATGGGAGTTAAGAATTAAACCGAGTAAGTTTCAATATTGATTTAGTTTTGATTTGAGATCGTATGAGACCGTATCCGTTTAGCAAACATCCAAGACGATTGATTTGGCCGACGAGGGCGCGACACAAAGGCGAAAGCGCGTGTCCGGATTTGTGGCCGGATTATGCGTGGGTGCCGAGTCTTGGAGCGACAGGATCAAACGCTAAAATTTTTGGTGATTTATCCGGAGGTGAGATCCAATCGGGCGGCTCATGGATTGCAGAAGGTTATTATTTTAATCTTAGCGGTGAGGTCAGATTAACATCTTCAAATATTCCAACCGCGATAGGTAGCGGAAATCAACATTTTACATTGTTTGCCAGATATAAAAGTACATATACTTCCGACAACCAAAATATTTTAACTATTTCAGATTTTTCAGAATTAGATTTATATGCGTCAATAAACATTGATGCATCCACTAAACATGCCAGAGCATTCTATCGTAATAACATTTTTGCGCCAGCTGTAGGCACAACTGATGTGTTGGACGGTAAATATCATAATTTATTTACTATTGTTAAAGGTACTTCATTGATTGAATTATATGTAGATGGTTTATTTGAGGCTGATGATACAACAAACCAAACTGTTCATTCCACCACAGATTTAGATGTTGCGGCGTTTGGTATTTTGGGTAGATCTTCTCAGTGGGCAACCGGACCGTGTAAAGGCACAATGGCATTGGCTTGTATTTACTTGACAGATCTTAACGCCTCCCAAATCTCCCAACTCCACCGCGACCCCTACTGCTGGCTACGGCCAAAGGCAAATTATATTTTTGGTTATTTAGAAGCAGGAACAGATATAATATCTACTCTTGCAATTTTAACTCTTGAAGATTTTTTATCTTCTGTAAATGTAGAAAAAAATATTACATCAACTCTTGAACAACTATCTCTTGTTAGTTATACTAGTGTTGTTAACGCAGCAAAAAATATAATTAGCACTTTAGAACAATTAGATTTAGTAAGTTATTTAAGTACTGTTCAAGCTGATGTAGATACTGATGTTGTTAGCACACTAAGCACGATAACACTAAATGATTATCTCAGCCAAGTTCAAGCCGATATAGATACCGACGTTGTAAGCGACTTAAGTACTTTAAATTTAACAACTTACGACTCTTTAGTCGAGGTCGTTTTAAATGTTGTTTCTACCCTTGTAACTCTTGACCTTTTGGGTTATAATAGTACTGTAGAAGCACTCATAGATACTGATGTATCTAGTAATTTAATAGAATTACTTTTAGAAACATATGAAACTACAATAAATGCAGCAGACACAAGACCGACTCCAGATCATCGTGTCTTAAAGGTCTTAAATGAAATTAGGACTTTGGTTGTAAAGAAAGAAAATAGGATATTAGCCATAGAAAATGAAGACAGAATATTAAAAATAAAACCCAATGTTAATAAGTATATAAGTTGAATAAAAATTAAATAAAAATTAATTAAATAAAAATTAATTAAATAAATATAAATTTTTAGGAGCTTTTTAAAATGGCACAAGGAGCCCTCTTAGTTTTTGATGATTTTTTAGATGATCTTTGTGGAAAAGTTCATAATATCTTAACAGGCGGCGATACAATAAAGTTGATGTTAATCAACAACACTAAAGTACCTGCTGCTGACGACACAACTCCGGTAAAGGCAGATTACACTGAAGTTTCAGGAACTGGCTACACTGCTGGGGGCGAAACTTTAACAATTACAGGGGAGCAATCTTCTGGAGTTTTTACTTTTGATGCTACAGGAGATCCTGCCGCAAGCTGGAGCAAAAATGCGGCTGGTCCAACAGATATTTATTACGGAATTATTTATAATGATTCTGCATCAAATGATGAATGTATTGCATTCATTGATTTCACCTCAGATGGTGGAACAACTCCAGTAAGTCTACAAGATGGAGATATTACCTGGACTCCGCATACTGGTGGAATTTTTACAATAACAATAAGTTAATTTAATTTAATTTAATTCAACTTAATTTTAGTTAGTTAGTTAATCAGTTAGTTAAAATGAAAACATTTTACAAAGATCCAGATGCAATATTAGATTATCAAATTGATTGGTCTGATTGGTTAGCTTCTAGTGAAACAATCAGCACAAGTACATGGACTGTTGCATCTGGGATTACTGAAGATTCAGACGCAAAAACAGATACAACAACTAAAATTTGGCTTTCCGGCGGAACCGCAAACACAAAATATAAAATAACAAATAGAATTGTAACGAATCAAAGTCGTACTGATGATAGAAGTTTTTATGTTTATGTCTTAGAGAAATAACAAGGCTGAAGAAATGTCTCAAGTACAACGTAAAAAATTAAAACCAATTCATCACGAAATCATGCGGAGATTGCTTTTAGGGTATTCTCAAGCTAAGATTGCGCGTGATTTATTGATTCATCCGAATACAATTTCTATTGTTTGTAATTCTAAACTTTTTAAAGCAAAGTATGAACAATTAAAACTTCTTAGAGATGCAAAAGCTTTAGAAGGAGCTTTAGATGTTCAATCACGTGTTAATTTGCTTGTTCCTGATGCATTAGACGTTTTAGGAAACTTAATTCGTGAAGAAGGCGCAGCACCGAATTTAAGAAGGCTTGCAGCTAAAGATGTTTTAGAATATTCCAAAAAATTAAGTACTGAGGATGAGGAACAAGGTGAAAATTTAAGCACTGCTGAGTTAATTATGAAAGCTTTTGAGAAAGGTAGTGATTTAAGGAAAAATATTGTTAAAGAGGTTAAAGAAGAAAATAAAGTTGTTGATATAAGGCCGGTTTTAAATGAAATTAAGGATGGTGTTGTAGATGTTGTTGAAGTTAAGGATGATGATGGAGATGATGAATCTGAATCTGAATTAGATGAAGTTTTGATGGATCCAAATTTCACCGAAGAAGATGCTAAAAAACAATTAGCTGAATATGAAGCATCTTTATCCTTAGAAGAGGAAGAAGAATTTAAAGATGGAGAAAGAGAAAAAGAAAGAGAAAATCAAAACAACTCAACAAATTTAAGTCTGCTTGATGATATTACTAGTTACAGTGAAGTTGAATCTGAATCTGAACTTGAATCTGAAGAAGATAGATTTGAATCTGAAGAAGATGAAGATGAAGATGAAGATGAAAATGAAAATGAAGAAGATGAAGATAAAAGAGAAGAAAACGACGCAGCACTAACAGCAACACTAAATGCGCTTCTACGTCTTTCAACAACTACAGAATCAAACAGACTTGAAGCTATGCATACATTGGAAAAAATGGATGCTGCTGAAAATAGTTCAGAAATCCGATGGATGCGAATTCTTCAAGAGACTGAAAAAATGAGAGCAATTTTTGAATCTCTTGAAGAGCTCGAAATGAGTGGTGAAATTGAAAAAGAAGATAAAGAAATTTTAGATGAAATAAGGAATATTTTTTAATTTAATTTAATTTAATTTAATAATGAGCCAATTAATTATTCCTACTAAAAAATCAGCACCGACAATAAACGATGCTATAAATATGTATGCACGTTATACATATGATCCTGTTCTTTGGGCAAAAGAGCAAATAGGATTCGAATGTGCAGATTGGCAGAAAACTGCTTGGAACGACTTTATAAAACATCGTTTTGTCGCATGGAGTGCTGGAAGTGGCGTTGGTAAAAGTGCATCTTTAGCAGTCATAGTCTTATTTTTTCTTTCTACTCGTCCGTTTTGCAAAATCGCTTGTACTGCTCCCTCACAGCATCAATTATATGATGTTTTATGGGCTGAAATTGCGAAATGGATGGGTAAAAGTAAGTTTTTATCAAAAACATTCAAATGGACTCAAACAAGAATTACCTTTAAAGGAGATCCCGAAGCAGAAAAACGTTGGTTTGCTGTTGCAAGAACGAGTAGAGTTAACGCGGCAGGTGTAAGTGCTGCTGCTGAAGGTTTACAAGGAATGCATGAAGGTAATATTTTGTTCCTGTGTGATGAATCTTGTTATGATGAACAAACTGAAGTTCTTACTGATTCAGGCTGGAAATTTTTCAAAGATTTAAAAGAAATTGATCGAGTATATACTAAAGATCCTAAAACAGATGAATCTTTTTATGTAGCACCTACAAAATTTATTAGAAATTATTACTCTGGTAAGATGGTGCGTTTTAAAACTCGCAGCTTGAACTTATTAGTTACTCCAAATCATAATATGTGGGCGATGACTAGTGGAAAAGGTCGATATGGTCCTCCAAAATTTGAGCAAGCAAAGGATATTATAGATAAAAATCGTTGGTTTTCGCGTTTATCTTTGTGGAAAGGTGATGGGCGACCTGTAACTAAAGAGAAATTAGCCCTTGCAGAATTGCTTGGTTGGTTTTTATCTAAAGGTAGTATTAGCAAAGTAAAAAATAAGCCTTACTCAGTTTTTATTGCACAAAATAAGAAAAATGCAGCAAACAGAAAAAGTATTGTAAAGTGTGCTAAGGTTTTAGGCTTAAATCCTCGGGAATATGCAGAATCAATAGCTATAAATAATGTTAATTTTGCTTGTTCTTTGGCGCGTTTTGGCAAATGTAATGAAAAATACGTTCCTCAAGAATTAAAAGATTCTGCACCCGAAGTCATTTTAGCTTTTTTGCAAGCGTTTTTAGCTGGTGATGGTTATATAAATTATTCAACGAATAAAAAAGCTAAAAACCGCATGATTTTTTACACTTCTAGCAAACAATTAGCTGATGATTTGCATGAGTTGTTATTAAAAGTTGGTTTTGGCGCATCTACAAAAAAGCGCAAAATTAAAGGTCAAGTAAAGTGGATTAAAGATCATTATGCAACATCTTCAATGGATGGATATGTTGTATCTGCACTACATTCATCTGCTGCAAGGGTAGAATCAAAACATATTACAGAAGAGAATTATGAAGGCTATGTTTATTGTGTAACTGCTCCGCCGCATAATTTACTTATGGTTCGTAGAAATGGGCAAAGTGTTTGGTGTGGAAATAGCGGGGTTCCAGATCAAGTAATGTACGCTATTGAGGGATCTCTTACTACCCCGGGCGCACACGCAATTTTAGCATCAAACCCAACGAGAAGAAGTGGTTTCTTTTATAGAATTATTACAGATAAAAAATATCAGCAAGATTGGAAAGTTCAATTTATTGATGCGTCCGTTGTAGCTAATAAATCTCCTTGGGTTGATAGAGCAGCTATTGAACGTGTTATTAGAATTTATGGTAAGAACTCAGATTATTACAGAGTAAAAGTTCAAGGTATTCCGCCGCTTGCTGAATCTAAAGCTCTTTGTACTCCAGAACAGCTAGTTGAAGCACATACGCGAGAAGTTCCAAACACAGGAAAAGTTTATATTGGCGTCGATCCTGCGCGTTTCGGTGCAGATCAAACAGTTGTATATGTTAGGAAAGGTTTAAGGATTGCGAAAAGATTTGTTCTTGAAGACAACCTTGATTTAATGGCTATTGCGCGTGTTGTTAAAACATATATAGAACGTTATAACCCCTATAAAGTTTATGTTGATGTTATTGGCATCGGTGGGGGTGTTGTTGATAAATTGCATGAACTTTTACCAAAGAAAAAGAGTCGAATTGTTGGTATTCATGTTGGACAAAAAGCTATAGAATATAAGAAGAAGAAAAAAGATGGAAAGAATGCGCTCGTTGGTGAAGAAAAATTCAGGAATTTACGTGCTCAACTTTTTTGGAACTTGCGTTTCTTTATTGATCAAATTAGAATTGATTTCGAGTCTGAATTTCTTGATGAAGAACTCACTTTAATTGAATATGGTTGGCCTCAAACAGATGCAAGATTGCAGATTGAATCCAAAGACGATTTAAGAGCTAAATTAGGTCGCTCATGCAATGACGCAGACGCTTTAATCTTATGTTTATACGATGAATTAATTAAAATGCCATCTTATTTAGTAGATCCCAACATTTTAAAAATTGGTAGATCTCAAGAAGCAGATAAACTCGAAGATATTGAAGAAGAAGAAAAAAGAATAATTCCTTTTACAGCATACTCGATGAGTTCAAAACTTCAATACCATACAGGTTCGCGTTTTAAGAATTCAGTAGGAAGTATGAGATTTAAGAATTTTGGATTGATGTAATGAAACAAAGCCAAAATGTCGTTTCTTTAAACAAAAAAACATCGAAGCATACTCTCTTTACTCAAGTAGGGCGTTCAGGGATTAGAAGATATGGTTCACAAATCTACGAAGAATTTCTTCCAGTTTTACGAGGAAAAGATGGTATAAAAGTATACGAAGAAATGCGCTCAAACGATCCGATCGTGGGAGCATCTTTAAGTGCAATCGAACAAACATTAAAAAGGGTCTCTTGGTTTGTAAAACCTGCTGATGATTCACAATTATCGCTTTGGGCCGCAGAACATTTACGTCAGTGCATGACAGATATGGAACATACATGGGCTGAAGTTATTAGTGATGCAATCTCTTTTCTACCTTTTGGTTGGGCTTGGATGGAATCTGTTTATAAAGTTAGAAAAGGAAATTCGTCTTCGAAACGTTTTCAAAGTAAATACAATGATGGACTTGTTGGTTGGAGAAAAATTGTTTTAAGAAAGCAATCCTCCTTTGAAGATTGGGAGTGGGATGACGTTAATGATAGTGTGAAGGCTCTTATTCAATATGATGCAGGATCTGCAAAATACTATACAATCCCTATTGAAACATCTCTTCATTTTAGAACACGTTATGAAGCAGGGAATCCTGAAGGCCGTAGTATTTTAAGAACAGCTTATAGGCCTTATTTCTTTAAGAAAAATATAGAGGATATTGAAGCTATTGGAATTGAAAGAGATTTAATTGGTCTTCCAATTCTTGAAGCTCCTGAAGAGTTAGATCTTGATTCCGACGAAGCAGCTGAATTAAGAAGTGAAATGCAAAAACTTATTTATGCATTAAGGAGAGACGAACAAGACGGAGTTTTGCTTCCAGCAGGATGGAAAATTGAACTCTTAGGCAGCAAAGGTAATACAAAACGTCAATTTGATACAGATAAAATAATCAACAGATATGATAAAAGGATTGCTGTAAGTTTGCTGGCTCAATTTATTCTACTTGGAATGGATAGAGTTGGAAGTTTTGCACTTTCAAAAGACCACACAGATTTATTTCAAGTAAGTTCTCAAGCATATTTAGATATTATCGCAGAAACAATAAATGATCATGAAATTCCTAGACTTTTTAGTCTTATTCCGAAGACAGCAGCTTTACCAGCCCATAAATTACCACAACTTATCCCTGGTAAGGTTACGGCTCCTAAATTAGATGAACTTGGATTATTCTTAGAGCGTGCGACAAAACATGGTTATTTACATCCAACTGTAGAAACGCAGAGAGAAGTTTTAAGACTTGCAGGGTTATTCGAACACGAAGGATTGCGTAGAGATGTTTTAGAGAATATGGAGAAATCTATGGCTGATGCTACTAAAGAAGCGGAGAAAAATAACGCCGAAGAAGCACCTACGTTTTCAGATAACGAAAAGCTAAAACAAATCCTTGAGGATGATTTAGCAAGTAAAGTTAAAGTTAGAGTTAAAGAAAAAGAAAAAGATAAAGAAAAAAATGGAGACTAAAAGATTATGCCATTAAAACAATGTACAGTTGATGGAAAGTCTGGTTGGAAGTGGGGAGATAGTGGTAAATGTTATACTGGAGCAAATGCAAAAGAAAAAGCACTTGCTCAGGGTCGAGCGATTGCAGCAAATAAAGGTATGAAACAAGTTTTGAAATCTTTTATCGATGCGCTCCGGCTTGAGTATTTTAATGTTTGGGAGGACAATAGTATTGTGGAGCGGGAAGTTAAAGAAAAGATTACAACAAATTCTAGAAATTTAAATGCACAAGTTAAAGACGACGCTAAAGATAAAATTGATATTAACGAAGATGGAATTATGAAAGAATTAACTAAAACCGCAGTTTTTAAAGGATTTAATGTTGAAAAAGGTTTAGTTTATGGCGTTGTTTACGAACCTTCAGTCTATGATGCCCATGAACATTGGACATCTATGGAAGAAATTGAGAAAGCAGCCCATAATTATTTACCCAATTCTATGTTAAATATTGATCATGAAAGTGATCTTTCAAAAACTCAAGCAGTCATTGTAGAATCTTTTATAGCACCTACAGATTTTCAATATGAGGGTTCAAATGAAACAATTCTTAAAGGCTCTTGGGTATTAGTTACTAAAGTCTTCGATGAGAAGCTGAAAAAAGCTCTTAAAGAAGGCGAAATTACTGGTTACAGCCTCGAAGGCACAGCCTTTTTGGTTGAAGAAAAATAGGAGGATTTTTTACTATGTCTTATCTCAATAATGAAGAGATTGTTGCAAGACAAGAAGGCACACATCAATTTGATCGCCTTCTTTATAACATGAAACAATCTCCGGGTTTCCTGCCTACGGAATACGTAGACGTTACAGTAAGTAGCGATGAAATTTTAGCACTTAACGCTACACCTAAAACCGTCGTTAGTGCTCCGGGGGCAGGTTTGGTGACAATTTTTCAAGGCGCATTCTTATTTCTAGACTACAATTCTGCTGCATATGCTGGAATTGCGGCAGATGAGGATCTTTCATTTAAATATACTGATGACTCGGGTCTTGAAGTTGGTGCGTGTGAAGCAACTGGTTTTTTGGATCAAACTGCGGATCAAATTAGATATACTCCAGTGAAAGCTACTGCTGCAATTACTCCAGTAGCAAATGCAGCACTTGTTTTGCATATGGCGACTGGTGAAATTACAACTGGGGATTCTCCATTATATGTGCGGGTATTTTATAGTGTGATTCCTGCCAGTTTACCTTATGTGGGGTGATTTATGGCTGCGTATTTGAAAAATCTAAAAGTTAAAAAGGTTTCTTTCGTACAAAGTCCAGCTAATTTGAAGCCTTTTGTATTAACTAAAGCGATTGATTCGGCTTCAACTGGAACTTCTGCTACTGCTGATGATGGTGGAACACTTCACATAGATCCGCAAGATGGGAGTACTTTTTGGGCGTCAAAAGACATTGATGTAAATGTAAATTCAAAATTAAATAAAAAAGAAGGAGATGTTTTTATTATGAATGAAGAGTTGAAAAAGAAAATTCAAGAATTACTAAAGAAAGGGATTTCTCGTGATGCAGTAATTCAAGAATTGAAAAAAACTGAAGAAGTTCCTGAAGAGCTTGAAAAGACTATTCAGTTCTTTCTTGACTTGGTGGAAACGAAGACAGTCGAGAAAACCGTCGAAGTTGAAGTTGAGAAGAAAGTTGTAGATGAAAAAGCTATGGAGGTGGTTAAAGATTTGAAAGAGAAACTTGCTTCTCTTGAAAAAGAACGTGCGCTTGATCGTATTGTTACATGGCTTGAAAAAGAATGTAGTTCTTATCCGGGTAATGTAAAAGAAACTGCTGAAAAAATCTACAAACTTCAGTCTGTGGATGAAGAAGCCGCTCAAGTAATGAAGGATGCAATTAAAACTGCATCTGATACTGTTGAAAAGAGTGTTCTTTTTGAAGATCGCGGGAGTGTTGCTCTTGATGCTGATGAATTGGGAGCACTTGTTAAAACTGTCAGTACTGAACTTGAGAAATCTAAAGATAAAAATGATAAAGATATTACAGCAATTATTGATAAAGCTGTAGCTGATCATCCTCAGGCTTATCGGGAATATCTCAACAACATGTATTCTAGGATGCGCAAAGCGTAAAACGTAAAGCGTAAAGCGTAGAATATAAAATATAAAATATAAGGTATAAAGAAGGAGATTTTATAAATGTCTATCACAACTGTTCCATATGAATTTCCGGTTTTGGATATGTCCGCCAAAGCTGGTGCAGACCTTTCTAGTTTGCAATTCTATGCTATGAAATGGTCTAGTGGCAATCCGCTTACTGTACAAAAAGCTACTGCTGTAACTGATCCGCCTGCTGGTGGTCTTATGACTCCAAATACAAGCGGGAATGATGTTAAAGTTAGGATTCTTGGTGTAGGTAAAGCGATTGCTGGAGGTACAATTACATTAGGTGCTTGGGTGACTACGGATAGTAATGGAAAATTCGTAGTAGAAACTATTACCGCTGGTACAAGTGGTAATATTTGGGGACAAGCTCTTGGTGCGGTTTCTAATGCAGGCGAAATTTTCCCTTGTCTCTTTATGCCGTTCCAAATAACTGCAACCTAATTTTAATTTAATTGTATTTTTGTTTTAATTTTTTATTCATGTTTATTTAAGATATACAATCTTTTAGGAGGATATAATAAATGCCTACTACATCTCAACCAAGTGCTGCGGATCTTCATGTAGACAGACTTTTGTCTATGGTTTCCGTTGCATATATGAACCCTGATGATGGCTATGTTGCTGATCAAGTTTTTCCGACTATTGTGGTCAATAAACAAACTGATCAAGTAGCAAAGTATAAAAAGGAAGATTTCTTTAAGAATGTTGCACAGCTTCGTGCTCCGGGAACAAAATCTACTGGGTATGGATGGCGTGTTGATAGTGCAGTGACGTATCACTGCTTGCAATATGCTACACATATTGATGTTCCTGATGAAGTGCGTGGTAATGCAGATACTCCCTTCGCGCCTGATAGAGATTCTACGATGCTTATTGTAGATAGACTCAAGCTGAAAAGGGAACTTGCATGGGCTTCGGATTTCTTCACAACTTCCGTTTGGGGAACTGATGTTACCGGAGGGACTGATTTTACTCAATGGGACAACTATGGATCTTCGAATCCTATTTTGGATTTTCAGACCGGCGTTGATACAATTCATTCTACTACTGCGATTGAAGCTCGTAACGCACTTTTTGGAAGACAAGTTTGGAGCAAACTTCGACATCATCCCCTGTTAATTGAGCGGATTAAATACACGCAAAGAGGTATTTTATCTAAGGATATTATTGCTAGCTTGCTTGATCTCGATAAAATTTTGATTGGTAATGCAATTTATGCATCTAATCAAGATGGAGCTACAGCAGCTTACAGTTATGTTTTTGGTAAGAATGTCTTGTTGTATTATGCCCCCGCACGTCCCGGGCTTATGGTACCTAGTTGTGGCTATACTTTCCATTGGAAAGTTTTTGGATCAATTAGTTCTATCAGAAGAGTTAGACTTGTTGAAGAAATGGCTGACAGACTTGTAGGATATACCGCTTTTGATCAAAAAGCGATTGCTACTGACGTTGGATATTTCTTCTCCGCAGCTGTGAGTTAATAGTTAATAGTTAATAGTTAATAGTTAATAGTTAATAGTTAATTG